TTCAGACAGGACAGAATAAATTATTTGAATGGCTAAGAAATAATGGCTATCTGATCAAGAGAAAAGGATCAGACTGGAACATGCCAACACAGAAAGCAATGGATATGGATCTGTTTGAGATCAAAGAAACAGTGATCAATAATCCAAACGGATCAACAAAGATCAGCAAAACCACAAAGGTTACTGGAAAAGGGCAGCAGTATTTTATCAACAAGTTGCTCGCTGCAAGCTAAGTGAAAAACAAAGGCATCCGGTTGATCTCTGTCCGCAAGCCACTATAAACCAAGATTGTTGTTAAATAAAAGTCGTAGTATTAGTCGTGGTAGTTGTGGATTTAGGAATGATCTTAAGTAGCATACAACAGGACGAAGGGATCATATGCGGACAGAGATCAGCCGGATGGACTGAATTATATACCACAGTAACTATTAACCGCATAAGAAACAGCCAGTATAAGCCATGAGCCTGCTGCCTAAGGCAGTGGGCAGAAAGGAGAACTGATGGCAGATTACAGCAAAGGATTTAAAAGACGTGTTGTGACACTGTGGATTAAGCATAACATGTCATCAAATGAAATCAGTAGATCATCCGGTATCGATCATAAAACGTTGATGAAGTGGTATAAGCGTTTCTACCCTGAGATAGCAGGGGGGGCAAACGAGACAAAGTGCAAGGATTTAAGATGGCACTATATAGGCAATTGTGCCGGATACCATAAGTAAAGGAGTACGATCAGACAGTTTGGTTCTTTACCTGAGGGATTCTTCAAGTAACTGTTAACCAAGCAATCAATACCAAACATATTTTTTCAGGTTCTTTTAAATGTAATTTCTCAAATATTAGATTTAGTTTTTTACAATTTTCCAAATCAAAAAACGAAGAATCACAGAGCCTTATATGATCGGGCAAAAAATAACAGATCAGCGATCAGAGATAAAGGCGTTGTATCAGGTAAAGAACCAAGCTGTCTGAGAAAACGATATGAGATATAAAGAAAATTTCAAGAAAGGAATGGTTCGGCTGATCATCTCAACAGGGATAAGTTACAAGAAACTGTCAGAGCTGACAACGATCAGCCAGCCAACATTGAAAAAATGGGATGATGAATACCGGCAGGAGTGCATGGGAGCAGATTCGGCGATTAACATGTGTTACTTGCGGAAAGAAATATGTAAGGCAGCTTACAGAAGATGATCATGCAGAAGAGGTATGTGAACAGATTTGCCAGACAATTTATGATATTGCAATGATGAGAAAGAAGGATGGTCAAAATGGGGAAGCTTGATAAAGAACAAGAAGCCAGAATGGCAGGAATGAGATATGCCTTAGGTATCGCAAAGGAAAAAGGTGTTGATGGACTGCAAAAAGAATTGCAGATGCGTGGAGCACTGGGAATTGGCTTATTGATCGATAATGACAAATTAAAAAAGGCATACGAGATTTTAGCAGAGACTATATATCAGAATACTATGACAGTTGTACTTGCAACATTAGCACATGATACAGGTTTCGGAGAAAAAAGATTGCGAAGATTCAAAGAAGCGTATGACAAAAACACCTTATGGAATTTTGAATTAGATGGTTATGCAGAACACTATGTGACATATGTAGATATGGCTATGGAATTGAAAACAAAATACAACATTGACATGAATGTAGAAATGCTTGCATCGAATCAAGATATTACATTTGATAAAGATCGTAGAGTGTTACCGAATGTGATTAAGTTATTGGAGCATGAGAATCAACACGAGGCAGCAGATGTATTAAGAGAACATTTACATGAGGCGGTGGCAGTATGGTAAACAAGAAAGCATTTAAAGGCTATGTATGTGAAATCACAGGTAAGTCAATTAAAGAAATGAAGTTGTGCCCAGATAAACAGCAGAAGTTAAAGGTTCGGATCAAGTGTGATGATAGTTGTATTCATTGTGAGAAGGAAGTGATTGATAATGACTGACGAAGAAAAAAGAATGGTGGAATTTAACAACTACATAGATGACTTGAACATAGATCGCTTGATTAAATTTATGAATGGGGAAAGCGATAACTTTGAACCGATTCCGATACCAAAGGAAGTTGATGACGAAATGCAGAAAGATCGTTTCTATTAATTGTTAAAGAAAGTTAAGGAACAACTAATATACCAATTAATACATCAACTAATGGAACAATACAACAGTTGATGTATCAACCAAGAGATTAAGGAGAAGAGAATATGAATGAACAGAACATAATACATTTAGACAATTTGACTGAAGAAGAAAGAGAACAGTTTACAAAACTGTTAGGCAAAGCGAGTGAAGAACCGAGCAAGGAAAGTCGTGTGTGGAAGCCTAAAAAAATAGACCAATATTATTACATAAACGATTTTACCGATGTATGTACAGATACTTGGCAAGAAGCCGGTGCTGATTATAAAAGATTTAAAATTGGGAATGTATATAAAACGAGAGAGGAAGTGTGCTTTGCATTAGAAAGAGCAAAGGTAAAAGCAGGACTGAAAAGATACGCATTAGAGCACAATGATCCCGAAAAGGAAGCATGGAATAATGACAACGGTCATTATATGATTGCGTTTAATCATAGAGTAAATGATCTTTTTATAACACGGGGATATTACATAGAAGAAGAATCAGCTACATGTTTTACATCAGCTGCTATTGCTCGTGACGCAATTGAAGCAGTTGGGCGAGAAAGAATTTTAAAATACATTTTCGGTGTAGAGGTAGAAGAATAATGGGCAAAGTAAGACAAAGATTAGGAAAAGCCTATATCCACACAAAAGAAGAATCCATCCAGAGTATCATCATCGATGCTCTGGTGGGTTCCGGATATGACGTGGATGTTGAGGTTACAGATAACGGAACAGGAAACGAAGTAGTATCATGTGAGATTTACGATGTGGGGGGGGGCAGTAAGAAGAATGGTTGAGTTTATTGCAGGATTATTTATTGGAGCAGTAGCAGGAGTGGCAGTGATGTCGCTCTGTGCTGCAGCGAAAGAGAGGGATGAGTTATGACAAGAGAAGAAATGGAAGAAGGCTTAGCAGCATACTGTGACTGTCAAGGGTCATGTATCGAATGCGGAATAAGAATTAGCAATGAAGTATGCGATTTCGGAAGTATGAGCGATGAATTTTTAAAAGCTTTGTATAGTGTGGCATTTGAAACACTAATCACAGATGATCTAACCGGAGTCGTAAAAGAAGAACCTAAGACAGTAACAGAGATCCTGGAAGAAGTTTCAAACAAAATTTGCGATCATTATTGCAAATACCCAAATGAGATAACGGATCAGGAAGAATTAAAAGAGAAGTGCCTTAATTGTCCGTTACGAAAGTTGAACTAAATTTCAATTAATTAGTTTAAGTTAGTTGAAGAATAAGTCGAAGAAAGGAATAAAAGATGATTGGTAATTTAGATATTGCGTTTCAAATTCTCTGTATGATCATGGTAATCGTAGATGGAGTTTCAGTTTTATACTATGATGCAAAGAATGATCAATATAGAGTATTAAAATATTTGATGCTAACACTATTGATGGTAGCGACATTGAGAATGTTTTAGATAAGGAGTTGATACATAAATGGCATATAAAGACTGTCCGTGCCTAAATTGTAAAGATAGATCACACGGATCAAAGAGAGTTGCTTGTCAGACAGGATGTGAGAAGTATCTTTCCTGGAAGGCAAAGGAACAGGAATTAAGAAGAAGAGAGAAAGAATCACGGCCTTATTACTCAAATGCAAGAAAAGCGATCATAAGAAACCGACAAATGAAAAGAAAGAGCGGTAGGCAGATATGATCGATCCATGCAAAGCCTGTGCAGAGATAACCTGCATGGGCATTTGTGCCGATCAGGTGCAATACAAACAGGAGTACCAGGAGATGACAGATCGGATAAGGCAGCAGATAATAAATCGTAACAGGAGGGGAGAACGTGGACAAGAACGTACTGATCCAATACACAGACATGATTGAAGAAATTAAAGATTTAAGGAGAAGAATCACAGAGACTGAAAAGCAGATCTGGAAGATTGCAGAAGAAGGAACCGTAAAAGACACAGTAAGCGGTGGTATGGGTGGAATACAGCACTTTGTTGTTGAGGGTATGCCAGTACCAGAGTTAAGACGAAAGAGGCTGCTGCTTAATAAACGAAAAGCTATGTTGATCAAAAAAGAAAATGAACTTCTGGAACTCATGAATCAAGCGGAAGAATATATAAATAGCATTGAGAAGAGCGAACTGAGAATGATGTTTAGATTTTATTACATTGATGGCATGACGTGGCTGAAGGTAGCACATAAGATGAATCAGTTACACCCTAAAAGGCGAGTAGCTTATACAGAAGACAGCTGCAGAATGAGAAATACAAGATTTTTTCAAGAAAATTAGAAAATGTTCGGTCACGTTCGCAAAAAATAGGCTAATATATAGGCTAGAGCGATTAGATGAAGCGATACTTCATAAATGTTCCTTTTTCTTGCTAATAAAAATACGTACAAAATACGCATAAAATTATTGACTTATACGCATTTTGTACGTATAATAAACATATAAATTACATATATAAAAAAGGAGAGTTTTTCATGAAGAGAAGAGATTTGATTAAACTCCTTGAAAAAAATGGATGGTATTTAAAACGGAATGGTGGGAACCATGATCTATATACAGATGGTAACAGAATTGAGCCAATTCCAAGACATCCAGAGATTAAGGAGCGATTAGCTAAATCTATTATCAAGAAACTGGGGCTTTAAGCCCCAGACTTGGTGGATTCATGAAAAACAAAAATGAAAAAAGGATCAAACGGCAAGATTTTAGGAGGAACGGAAACATGGCAAAGAAAGTAGCGTATCCGGTTATTTTAAAACCGGATCAAGAAGGGTATTATGTAGAAATCCCTGATTTTGATATCGCTACAGAAGGCGATACAATAGCAGAGGCTATGGAAATGGCCAGAGATGCTATTGGATTGATGGGGATTGATATGGAAGATGAGAAAAAAAGTCTTCCAGAACCAAATTCAAAAGCTCAAAATGTAGAAGCAGGAGACACAGTAACACTTGTAGATGTAGACTTTACAGAGTACAGAAAGAGAGTGGATAATAAAGCAGTTAAGAAAAACTGTACAATTCCATATTGGATGAGTGTAGAAGCTGATAAAGCGGGAATTAATTATTCACGAGTATTACAAGATGCAATTTCTAATATATTAGGAGTTGCGCGTACAACAAAAGGTTAATCAAATCTCAAAATATATTGAATTAAGCACCTTCGGGTGCTTTTTTCGTGCATAAATTTAAGGATCACTAGCTCAGAAGGTCAGAGCAATCGGCTCATAACCGATCGGTCCAGGGTTCGAGTCCCTGGAGGTCCATTTAGTTCAAAACAGGAGGAAACATACATGAGAAAGAAATTTTTAGGAGTGTTGTTAGGTCTGACAATTATGGGAGCAACTCTAACAGCATGTACAGAAGCGGATAAAGTATCCAACAACGTATCACAAGAAGCAGACAATTTCAATGTATTGCGTAGATTTGCGGTGATCAATACCAGAACCGATAAGGTAGAGTTTGAATTAGTTGGAGCGTTTTCACTGGAAGCAAACAGCGGGAAGAAAATAAAACTTATCGTAGAAACAAAAGATGGAACATACAAGAAACATATCATTGGAATGAATCGAGACAGTATGTATGTGGTTGAAGATCTTGGAGGAGCAAAGGTTAATAAGTACAAGTATGAAGTGAATTATATTCCAGAATCCATTGTTCCATTTACAGTAAAGAGTAGTAAATAAAGAGAACGATACGAAAGAAAGGAGTGAGCCTGAATGACAGATAAACAGAAAAGATTTTGTGATGAATATCTGATTGATTTGAATGCCACTCGGGCTTACAAAACAGCTTATCCATCAATCAAAAAAGATGAAACAGCAAGAGCGAATGGCAGCAGATTGCTAACATATGCTAACATTAAAAAATATATTGAGGAACGAATGCAAGAACGTCAGGAGCGTACAGAGGTAACACAAGATCAGGTAGTAAAAGAACTGGCGGCAATTGCATTTGCGAAAGCTACAGATTATGCAGAGGTCCGGGACGGACAGGTAATCATAAAAAATACCACGGATTTATCCGACATGATGGTAAGAGCGATCGCAGGAATCAAAGAAGGACGTAACGGCGTAGAAATTAAGCTGAATGATAAAGGAAAAGCGTTAGAATTGTTAGGAAGACATCTTGGAATGTTCAAAGACCGTATGGAAGTATCTGGTCTGGAAGAAGAAAAATCCAAACTCGATGATCTGATCAATCAGATGCGAGGTGGGTAAATGAGTGTATATTTTTGAAAATGTAAGTTATAATTAGCTTATAAGATTCAAAAAAATGAGGTAAACGATATGCCAAAACAGGAAAAATGGAAAATTATTAAAGAGTATGACAGATATTCGGTTAGCAATTTGGGCAGGATTAAAAATAATAAATCAGGGCAGATTATAAGTGCGAGAAAAGCTCGAAATGGATATTTAAGAGTTAATTTGAGAAAAGGCAATATTAAGTACGAAAAACCAACAGTAAAATCAGTACATAGACTTGTCGCAGAAGCATTCATAAAACGATTAAGCGGTAAAAATTATGTTAATCATATTGATGGTAATAAAGAAAATAACCATGTCAATAATTTAGAATGGGTAACGAGTAAAGAAAATACTAAACATGCAATAGAGTATGGCTTGATGAATCCAGATTATAAAGATATGAATATAAAATCTAGGGAAAAGAGCAATGAAGCACATAACACAAAAGAATATCGAGAAAAGATGCAAAAAATCAACCAGCAAAAAGGACAAACCAAAATAGTAATTCAGTTAGATAAAGAAACAAGAAAGACTTTGAAGGAATTTATAAATTGTCGTGAGGCAGCACGATATTTATTTGGAGAGGGAACACAGAAAGATAGGTTGATTAGCAGATGTGCAAGAGGAAAATGTAAAAGTGCATATGGATATTGTTGGGAATATAAAGAAAATGATTAATTAATATTCTTTTTTGTATAGGGGGTGATTAATTCCAATGAGTTCCGAAAGATTATTATTATCTAAAAAGTACAAAGCTTTTATAAGGTGTGATGCGCCTGTTGAGTTCTTGGAAGGTTAGCACAACGGCAGCAGGTAAAACGACAGTAGGTCTTTTCAAGTTCATGCTGAAAGTTGCAGAATCTCCAAAGAAACTGCATATCCTCGCAGCGAAAGATACCGGTACCGCAGAAAAGAATATCATCAACAAAGACCTTGGTATCATTGATGATTTTGGGCAATTAGTCGAGTACCACGGAAATGGAACCAAAGACGATAAGATTCCACACCTTTTGTATCACACAAGCAAAGGCGATAAAGTTATTTATGTACTTGGATATGGAGACAAACAAAAGTGGCAAAAGGCATTAGGTGGTCAGTATGGCTGTCTATACATTGACGAGATCAACACAGCAGACATCGACTTTGTAAGAGAGTCTGCTATGCGATGTGATTATCTGATGGCAACACTAAACCCAGATGATCCGGCACTACCGATCTACAAAGAATATATAAATTGTTCCAGACCACTCCCAGAGTGGGAGCAGGAAACACCAAAAGAAATAAAAGATGAGTTGAAAGAAGAACCAAAACCTAACTGGGTCCATTGGTTCTTTTCTTTTGTTCATAATTTGGGATTACCAAAAGAAAAACTAGACAAGATCATCGCCAACACTCCAAAAGGGACGAAGATCTGGAAGAACAAGATTGAAGGGCTAAGAGGAAAAGCAACAGGTCTTGTCTTTTCGAATTTTGACCGAAAGCGGCATGTTAAAACCAAAGCCTGGTTAAAACAACAGCTCAAAGATGGAAAGATCAAGATAAAAACCATCACTGCAGGTCTGGATACTTCTTACTCTTCTGAGTCTGAAGATACGATTGCTATGATTTACCAGATCATCACAGAAGATCGCAGAGTGATCACAGTAGATGAGAAGATTTACAGCAATGCAGATCTGACAATCCCACTGGCACCATCAGATACGGTGCGAAACTTTGTAGACTTCCTGGAAACAAACCGTAAAGAATGGGGATTCGCAAGAGATGTATTCATAGATTCTGCTGATCAGGCAACGATCACAGAGTTAAACAAACACAAACGACTGCATGGCAGTGCGCATAATTTCATTCCGGCATACAAGAAAACAACGATCATAGACAGGATCATGCTGCAGATCTCATGGTTGCAACAGGATGCCTATTTAGTCCTTGAACATTGTGTTAACCATATCTCAGAACTTGAACGATACAGCTGGAAAGAAGACAAGAACAATGAACCAGAGGACAGAAACGATCATACGATCAATGCCAGTCAGTACGCATGGCTGCCATACAAGATGCAAATAGGAGACAAAGATGAAATGGGTGGATAATATCATGGAAAAAGTAAAAGGAGGGATTCGCAGTTGGTTAAATGTACAGCCGGCGAATCCCTCAAGAATCAACATAACTGAAACATTGGACTACGAAGCAAATGCAATTAAAAACCGTATCTGGTACAGAGGGGACAGCAACGAACTGGAACAGCTGTACCGACAGCTTGTTATCAATACAAGCCGGCAGAGTTTCTGGGCGGCGAAGTGCAGTCCAGGGATGGAGATCAATAAGATTCATACAGGACTTCCATCGCTGATCGTGGACATGCTCACAAGTGTGACTCTTGCCAGTCTAAACGATTTTGATTTTAAAAAGAAGCAGGATCAGGATATTTGGGATGAGATTGCAAAAGAAAACAAGATCAAGAAGCGACTGGAGAAAGCAACGAAAGAAACTCTGTATATTGGAGATGGAGCTTTTAAGGTCACATTTGATACAAGTCTTTCACAGTATCCGATCATTGAGTACTATCCTGGAGAACGACTTGAGGTTAAGAACAACCGTGGCAGGATCACAGAGATTGAGTTCAAAACAGTTTATGACCATAAGAGAAGAGAATATATCCTGCATGAGTATTACGGCTATGGATATATCAAATACAAACTTACTTGTGATGATAAAGAAGTACCACTTGATGCACTGGATGAAACAAGAAACTTGCAGAACTTGGCATTCTCAACATACCAGGAAGGTAAAGACGGAGAAGTCAAGCAGCGTGGCGAATATATGCTCGCTGTACCGCTTATGTTCTTTGAATCTGGAAAATGGGATAGCAGAGGGCAGAGTATTTTCGATCGTAAAATTGATGCGTTCGATGCGTTCGATGAAGCGTTTAGTCAATGGATGGATGCAGTGCGATCCGGACGAAGTAAAGAGTATATTCCAGAATGTTTCATTCCAAGAAATCCAGAAACAGGAGCGACATTACCAGTGAATCCGTTTGATAATCGATACATCAAAACAGATTCCAACATGTACGAAGGTGCAAAGAGTGAGATTGTATTGCAGCAACCAGAGATTCCACATGAAAGCTATCTATCAGCATACATAACAGCACTGGATTTATGTTTGCAAGGTCTGATCAGTCCGTCAACGTTAGGGATTGACGTAAAGAAACTGGATAACGCAGATGCACAGAGAGAAAAAGAGAAAGCTACACTTTATAGCAGAAATGCGATCGTAGGTGCATTGCAGGAAGACTTGCAAAGTCTGATCAAGGTAAGTATTAAAGCATACCGTGAACTAAATGGACAGAGCAGTAATGATGATGTCGAGGTAGATGTAACGTTTGGAGAATATGCCAATCCATCTTTCGAGAGCCAGGTTGAAACTGTTGGAAAAGGAAGATCACAGGGAGTCATGAGCGTTGAAGCTTGTGTGGACGAGCTGTATGGCGATTCCAGAGACGATGAATGGAAGAAACAAGAGGTCGCAAGACTGAAAGCAGAACAAGGAATCATGGAAGTAGAAGATCCGGCAGTCAATACGGCAGCAGGAGATTTTCAGATAGGAGAAATAAATGGTAGTGATGATAATGAACCACTCGTACAGGATGAGCCGACAGGAGACAAAAAAGTTCCTAAGACAGATGAGTAATCACGTTCCGTTTGGTATTTATGCGATTGAAAAAAACGGAATCATCGAGATGAGAAAGGACAGGTGCAGCAGCATGTCAAAGCTCAAGGAGATGAAACGAGAGTTCAAAAGACAAGGGTATAAAGTGTATTACAACACAGGTGAAAGATGAATGATTACGATATTCAAGAAGCGTTTAAGCGGATAGAAGATGAACTGATCGCATCGATGATGCGTAATATGCAGCGACACCGAGCAGAAGAAACAAAAGAAGGTATCGAATGGGGGATGTGGCAGGCAGAACAGTTAAGAGCTTTAGAAGAGTACCGCAAGAGAAATGCTAAAAAATATAATGGCCAATTTGAAGAAATCAATTCAAGCATTCCTGCGATTATTAGCGAATCTCGAAAACGTGGGTACCTTGACCAGGAAGCACATATCCTCGAAACGATCGGGCAGGCATCTGGCGGTTCAGGAGATATCGATGGAGCATTCTTCAAGATTAATGATCGTAAGATGAATGCACTGATCGATGCGACAGTCTCAGATATGGATAGTGCAGAGACAGCGATGCTAAGACGTGCAAATGATCAGTATCGAAAGACGATATTTAATGCACAGGTATATGCAAACAGTGGAGTTGGTACCTATGAAAAAGCCGTAGATATGGCAACAAAGGATTTTCTTGCTGCAGGTATCCAATGCATCAAGTACAAGAATGGATCAATGCATAGGATTGAGGAATACGCAGGTATGGCAATCCGAACAGCAAGTAAGAGAGCTTATCTTACCGGAGAGGGAGAAAAGCGTAAGGAATGGGGATGTCACCTCGTGATCATGAACAAGAGAGGGAATCCGTGTCCAAAGTGCTTGCCATTTGTTGGAAAGATTTTAATTGATGATGTGTGGAGTGGTGGAAGCAGTGAGGATGGAAGTTATCCATTGATGAGTTCTGCAATGGCAGCAGGACTTTATCATCCAAACTGCAAAGACAGTCACGCAACATACTTTCCTGGAATCAGTACACCGCCAGATGATAAGTTTTCAAAGAAAGAGATCAAACAGGTTGAGGAGGATTATAAAGATGATCAGAAACAACAATATGCCAAAAGACAGGAAGAGAAGTTTGGAAGACTGGCTAATTATTCTTTGGATCCAATGAATAAAAAAGTATATGCTTCAAGGCAAGAACAATGGAAACATGTACGAATGCGGACAGGGAACAAAAGCAGTCAGGAATATGCTGAATCAAAGAGACCACTTGCTAATTTTATGGCACTTCCACAAAATAGAGTTGTCGATGTTTTGAGAAAGGAATCTGCGAGTTGGATTGAAAGCCTGTCAGGAAAAGAAAAACACGCAATCGAAAAATATACATATAATTCTGGTGATAGAAAACCCGATCGATTTTTTGAACGATTGAATGGAATGCTTAGAGGTGACAGACCAGAAGATACAGCTCTTGCAGAATATGCGAGAACATTGTCTGTAGCTATACAAAAGAATGAATTAAGGCACGATGTAATTTGTTATCGAAATGTGGATTTAGATTTATATTCAGATTTAACAGATGGTGATATATTTAAAGAAAAACAGTTTATCAGTACTTCAGTAGTAAAGAAAGCAGCGCTAGATAAGAAATATAAGGTTACAATTTATGCACCGAAAGGCAGTAAATGCGCATATATAGAAAAACTTAGTAAATATCCAAAACAAAGAGAGCTATTACTTGACAAAGATAGTTTATTCAAGGTAATATCAAAGAAAGAAAACGAAATAGAATTGCAGGTGATTATATGAAAATGACAAAGGAACAAAAAGAATCTTATCAGGCATATAAAGATAGAATTTCAGAGCCGACAAAACCAATCAAATTAACACAGGAAGAGATTGAACAATTAAAAAAAGAAGGACGTATTTAGTACCACTGATCAGAAATGGTTAGTGGTATTTTTATACCCATTTTTAAGGAAAGGAGGACCAGCAATGAAAGTAAGAGTAACTTACAATTATCACGACAGAAAACTTGGTTTTGAAAAACGTGTTGGAGATGAGTTTGACGTTACAGATGAAAGAGGTCAGGTACTGATCGCAGCAGGTGTAGCGGAAGAAATCGTTGAACCAGTAGAAGAACCAGAAGCTCAGGAAGGAACTGTGGAAGAAGAAAAACCAAAAAGAAGTACCAAGGCAAGAAAGTAAGAGGTGATCGATAAATCTCGGTAGCAGACGTTCCGTTAAGACGTCTTATTTTTATGCTCCAAACACGATAAGAGGGTAAAAGATGCGTGGGCGGTGACACCGAAGACAATGGATAATTGGGAGACACCCACAAAATGGAAAGGAGCAACAATGAAAAAGAAATTAAACATGAATCTACAGTTTTTTGCGGAACCAGGATCAGAACCAACGGGAGGACAGGGAGAACCTGCACCACAGCCAGCAAATCAGACCCCGCCGGCAACTGATCCACCACAGCCACAGATTGACTACAATAAGATTCAGCAGATGTTAGATGGAACATTAGCAGCAAAAGAAAACACTGCATTAAAAGCCTATTTTAAACAGCAGGGACTTAGCCAGGAAGAAGCTGAGCAGGCGATGCAGGCATTTAAGCAGCAGAAAGCTGCAAATGAACCAAACATCGAAGCGATCCAGAATGAGGCACAGAACGCACAACAGATGGCGCAGAAAGCTATGATCGAGCGTGATGCCTATAAGCTATCTGGAGAACTTGGGATCGACTTAAAAACAATGCCTTACGTGTTAAAACTGGCAGACGTGTCACAGGTCGTACAGGATGGAAAGATTGATTCCGAAAAATTAAAAGAAGCATTAAACAAAGTGTTGGAAGATGTGCCACAGTTAAAACCACAGGAACAGCAGCAGACAGGATTTCGTCAGATCGGAGTTGGTCAGCAGCATAGCGGAGAGACTGGTGGCAATACACCACAGCAGAAAGCGGTACCAACAAAACGATGGAACCGATTTAATTAGGAGGTAAGAAAGAATGGCATTAAATTATGCACAGGTATGGGAGCCAGAACTTCTGGAGATCTTAATACAGGGAACATTAACTTCTCCATTCGTAACATCAAATGTAACGTGGTTGGATGCGAAAACATTCCACTTCACACAGATGTCTGTATCTGGATTCAAAAACCATAGTCGAAATGGCGGATGGAATAAAGGAACTTATGCACAGACAGATACTGCGTTTACAGTGGAACACGACAGAGATGTATCATTCCTTGTTGATAAAGCAAATGTCGATGAGACAAACGCAACAGCATCTATCCAGAATATTTCTAAAGTCTTTGAACAGACTCAGGTAGTTCCAGAAACAGATGCGTTATTCTTCTCTAAAGTAGCACAGGCTGCGCAGAAAGTGACTGGATATCACAGCTCAACAGCTTCCAGTGATTATACAAAAGCAAATGTATTCAGCAAGTTAAAAGGATTCCTTGCAGCAGGAAAACTTCGCAGATACAAAGCGAATGGATCACTGATCATGTATGTATCATCTGCGATCATGGATCTGTTAGAACTGTCTACAGAATTTACTCGTAAGATTGAGATGACTCAGATCGCAGAAGGCGGTATGGGAATCGAAACACGAGTCACAGATATTGATGGTGTAACACTTATGGAAGTTATCGATGATGAACGCTTCTATGATAAGTTTAACTGGGAAGTTGAAGAAGGCGGATTTGCACCAGTGAAGAAAGACGCAGGCAAATCCGTAACAGGATCACATAAGATCAATGTGCTGATCGCATGCGGACAGACATGTAAGACAGTTCCTAAGATCTCATCCATCTATTACTTTGATCCAGGAACACACACAGAAGGTGATGGTTATCTGTATCAGAACAGAACTTTATCTGACGTATTTGTATTCCCGAACGGAAAAGATGGCAAGGTTGATTCTGTTTACGTTGACGTAGACACTACGGAATATACAGAAGTGTAGGAGGTGGTGCATATGGCACTCGCCTCTTATGCAGATCAGGAGTATTATGAAAAAGTCAGCGGTGTGATCACAACGGATGATCTTGAAAAGAGACTGCATATCGCAAGCCGACACATTGACACGCTTACATTTAACCGTATTGTAGCGAGAGGATTTGAGAATCTGACAGAATTTCAGAAAGATGTGATACGTCTGGTTGTCTGCAAACAGGCAGATTTTGAAGCAGAAAATGAATCTCTGATCAACAGTGTCTTAAGTTCTTATTCGATCAATGGCGTATCCATGGGGATCAATGCTGGCGGATGGAATGTAACAGTTCAGGATGGCGTGATCATGAAAGCTGATAATTACGCAATGTTAGAGCAGACAGGATTGTGCTGCAGGAGATTGGGGGCGATCTGATGAAATGGCCAGAGTTAATTCCAAAATCAATGTGTCAGACGGATATCCACATTCGAATTGACAGCGAAGAGATTGGAGAGGAAGGGCAGCCGATCACTCTGATCGATGCAGATTTCAAATGCAATTATCAGGACAAAGCGAAAAGAGTTATGACAAATGAGCAGAAGATCGTACAGGTTACGGGATCTGCTCTTTTTTGTGGAGATATCGCTCCAGATGTACCAGTGATCAGTTGCGGTGTCGCAACAGTCTTTGGAGTTGAAAGAACGATCATAAGTGGAGAAAAGGCAAGAAATCCCGATGGGACAGTCAATTATACCAGATTGGAGTTGACGTGATGATCCGTTGTAATTCAATTATAAAGATTAATACACAGAGACTTCGGGAGCTTTCACAAGCACAAGTTACAGCACTGGAAAAGACGGCAGAGGCTTTGCATACTGAGGTGGTACAAGCACAGGTTATGCCGTTTGATACAGGAAACCTGCAAAATGATAATACGTTTGTGGATTACACCTACAGCAAAGCAGGACGCGCAAGGATCGTGTCTACAACGCCATATGCCAGAAGGTTATATTTCCATCCGGAATACAATTTTCAGACGTACGAAAATCCGTTTGCAGGCGGTGAATGGTTTAATCCTTGGCTTCCAGGCGGATTGTATGAAGATTTTGCACAAAAAGCATTTAAGAAACTGTACCGAAGGGAGAGTGGCGTATGATTTTGTTAGCAGATGTAAAAGACTGGCTGAAAACAGTATTTGAAGCTGATCACTATTACACAGGAAAGTTAGACAACAAAAAAGACAGATCCATTGGAGTGTATCAACGAAGTTCCTATGCTCCAAAACGTTACGCAGTAGGTGGATATAAGAAATATGATACGAAAAGTATATCTGTCTTAGTCCACTGGAACAACAATTCAAAAGAAACAGAACAGGCAGCAGCCGAACTGTTTGAAATATTAGAAACACAGAAACAATTCATGATCAAAGATACAAAAGTAGATTTCTTATCCATGCAGGTTCCTGAGCCAGTAGATGTTGGAACGGATGATAAAGGAATCTACGAACGTGTCATTTGGTTTGACATTTATTACGAAAGGAAGGTAGACGATGAGCGAAACAGCTAGAAGCGGAGTATATCCTTGCTACGAAAATCAGTTTCAGATCGACACTGCAGCATCTGGATCAGAAGCAGCTATGAAAGATATCGCAGACTGTGAAACATTTGATGTGTCCTTTGATAACGGCGTAGAAGAATGGAATCCCTTTGATACAGAAGGGTGGACACGCAGATTAATGACCGCAAAATCCGTTACAATCTCAGTTACAGCAAAACGAAATGTAGGAGATGCCGGAAATGATGCGGTTGCAGGATTGGCATGGAAAAATGGAAGGAATGTAGAAAAAGATTTTCAATGGACGTTCCCGGACAAAACAGTTGTCAAGTTTGCAAGTGCGGTTATCAATGTGACAAATATAGGAGCAGGAGATTCTACAGCAGTTGCACCTCTGGAATTTGAAGTACAGAGCAATGGTAAACCAACAGTAACACCAGGAGTTTAGGAGGGGGGAACCTCTCCTTTTTTGAAAGGGATATAGAATGGGAAAAGTAGTAGATATTACAGATAAGCTGAAATTTGAAGAGAATCCGGCATTAGTGATCAACGGAAAGAAATATGAAGTGAATGCAGATGCGACAACTATGATCGAAGTTCTGGCAGAGCTTGGTGATGATGGGGATGATATCTCACCAAAAGCTGTTACAAAGCTTTGTAATCTTATCTTTACAAATAAGGCGCAGAAAGACTTGGAAAAATTACATTTAAAATTTGGGGATTATGTCACAGTTGTGCAGGAAGCAGTTTCATTGATTTCAAGAACCGATGACCAAGAAGAATCGGGGGAGTAGTTGATCCTGGATATGATCTGTTTGAAGATTGGGACCTGATCGTATCTTCATTTGCGGAGCAGTATGGAATCAGAATCTATTCCAAAGAATTTAAGGAAATGCAATGGCACGAGTTCAAAGCGCTGCTTTGTGGAATAGGACCAGATACATCCTTAGGACGGATCGTATCCATCCGATTAGAAGATGACAATGAAGTGATCAAAGAGTTTACCCAAGAACAAAAAGAAATAAGAAACAGGTGGAGAAGAAAAGCCGCTAAGACAAAGACAGAAAAAGAAACGAATGATTTCTTAGAAACGATGAAGCAGGCATTTATTGATATGGCAGGAGGTATAACAAATTGAAAAGATAAAATGTAAGGAATGCGGACAGACATTGATGGTCGCAGAATATGTAAAAGGGGAAATTAAATGTCCCCGATGCAAACAGGTAAATATAGTATGGATCCGCAAAGGGAAGAGCATAGGTAAGCACCGTTGTAGTAGCTAAGCCAGCCTACTTTGTGAAAAAGCAAGGTAGGTGATAAGTATGGCAGCAGATAGTGCAGGACAGATTGGCTTAGATCTGGTGATCAATCAGCAACAATTTAATAAACAGTTAGGTGGAATACAGAACCTCGCAAAGAAAACAGGAAAGATGCTTGCCGGTGCTTTTGCTGTAAAAGGATTAACAAGTTTTGCGAAAGACTGTATTGAGCTAGGATCAGATTTGACAGAGGTACAGAACGTTGTCGATGTAGTATTTCCAACAATGAACAAAAAGGTAAACGAATTTGCGCAAAACGCAGCAAGTACATTTGGACTTTCTGAAACGATGGCAAAGAAGTTTACCGGAACATTCGGAGCGATGGCGAACGCTTTTGGATTTTCTGAAAAAGAATCGTACAAGATGAGCACGGCTCTTACTGGACTTGCTGGAGATGTTGCTTCTTTCTATAACATTTCACAGGATGAGGCATTTACAAAACTGAAATCCGTGTTCTCCGGAGAAACGGAGACGTTGAAAGATTTAGGAATCGTAATGACACAGACAGCTCTTGATCAATACGCACTGGCAAATGGATTCGGTAAAACGACCAGCGCCATGACGGAACAGGAGAAAGTAGCCTTAAGATATGCATTCGTGCAGCAACAGTTGCAGAATGCGACAGGGGACTTTTCAAGGACCTCTGATCAGTGGGCGAACCAGATCAGGATTTTATCTTTGCAATTTGATTCCCTGAAAGCTTCAATTGGACAAGGATTGATCAATTTATTCTTGCCAATCGTAAAAGTAATTAACTTGGTGCTTGGAAAATTAATGACTCTTGCAAATGCATTTAAGTCGTTTACAGCAATGATCATGGGCAAGAAGACCAGTGGAGCGTCAGCAAGTCTTGATAAGACGGCGACAAGTGCAGGAAAGGTATCTAACAGCTTAAACAATGCGACAAGTTCCGCAAATAAGCTGAATAAGTCGACAAAGAAAGTTGGAGACACAGCCAAAAAGACGGCAAAGAAGATATCTGGATTGATGGGATTTGATCAGATCAATAAATTGACTGAAACAAAAGGATCATCCGGATCAAAGAGTTCTACACCATCTTCTGGTACAGGATCCGCAGCAGGTGGAGCATCTGGTGGTAATGTAGATATGGGCTCTCTTCCCAAGGGAGAAGATGAAAAAGCCACGAAACTTGGGAAAGGCTATGATAATCTACGAAAAGCAATTGATAAGCTAAGAGTAGCTTTTAGTGCGTTTAGCAAGGTTGCAATAGGTGCTTTCAAATGGATCTGGAAGAACATGTTGGTGCCACTTGGAAAGTGGACCATGCAGAAACTTGCTCCAAAACTGATTGAATTATTAGCTGCAGCATTAAATGTACTGACAGCAGTATGCAAAGCATTGCAGCCGTTATGGCAGTGGGCATGGGATCACTTATTCAAACCGCTTGCTAACTTTGTCGGAGATGCGATCATCGGATTCTTGGATCTTCTGGTTAAGGGATTGAAAGGATTAGCAAACTGGATCAATAAACATCAAGGAGCTGTACAGAATATCACAATAGCGTTGGTAAGTTTTTTTACAGCGTTTAAATTGGTTTCGTTTGTTACGAAATTTATAGGCCCTATAAGTAATGCAATATCAGGAATCAAGATGTTTGGAAAAGGAATCATTTCATTCAAAACATTGTTTAGTGGATTATTTCCTAAGTTATTTGGCGTAGCAGGAAAAGCAGTGGCACTTTTGACAAGTCCGCTCGGAATTGCAATCGTGGTTGTTGGTGCGTTAATCACAGCAGGTGTATTGCTATGGAAAAACTGGGACAAAATCAAAAAGTCGAAGTTCGGAAAATTTATTTCTGGTATTGTAACAAATTTCAAAAATTTATTGAAATGGGTAAAGAAAAATGTTCATCCGATCAAAGCGTTCAAGAAGCTTTGGGAAGGTATTAAGAATAAAAAAGCCAAACTGGAAGCTGAGGTAAAAGAAAAGGTTAAAGGCGCACTTGCATCTTTAAAAGAAAGTTGGGAATCTGTTAAAGATAAGGCTGCATCGTTGGTAGCAGAAGCGAAAGAAAAGGCAGACGGTGCGATCGCCAATCTGAAAGAAGGATGGGATTCCATTCAGGACAAGGCAGCTACATTGGTTGCGAAAGTCGAAGGAGCATTGGATACAACAAAAGATTGGTGGTCCGATGTGAAACAGAAGGCAGCAGAAAAAGTTGCTGGAGTCGTGGCTAAGGTTCAGGGAGCATTAGAGACCGCAAGGGACTGGTGGTCCAATGTTAAGGAAAAAGCAAAAGAGAAGATTGGAGATATTGCAGCTAAGGTTCAAGGTGCGTTAGATACTGCAAGAGATTGGTGGTCTGGTGTGAAACAAAAAGCAGCAGAAAAAGTTGCTGGAGTTGAAGCAAAAGTTAAAGGAGTTCTAGACACAGCACACGATTGGTGGTCTGGTGTGAAACAGGAAGCGGAAAAGAAGGTTGATGGCGCAGCAGCCAAAATTGATTTAGCTGTTGGCTGGGCAAAAGACTGGTGGGATAAACATAAGCCTAAATTCTCAGTAGATGCAGCTGTTGGTTTAGTGAAAGACTGGGCAAAAGACTGGTGGGATAAACATAAGCCTAAAAATATTGCAGTAAATGCAGCAATCAAATTAAAAAGCGGATGGGGATCAATAAAAACTTGGTGGAAAAAACATAAACCAAAGATTCCTAATTTAAGCACGATATTAAAAATAAAAATACCTAAAATTTCACTAAAAACAAAAACAGCAAAGTTGTTAGGCCATGAATTTAAATATCCAACAGGTTTCGATGTTAAATGGCTTGCACAAGGTGGTTATGTAAAGAAAAACACTCCACAGCTAGCGATGATCGGAGACAACCGACATCAAGGCGAGGTAGTAGCTCCAGAAAACAAAATGATTGCAATGGCTAAAAAGGCAGCAGAGTTATCCGGCGGCAGCAGTAAAGATGATCAAATCATCCGCCTGCTCATGGAACTGATCAATGCTGTAAAATCTATTGATACAGATGTTTACCTGGATGGGAAGAAAATAACCAAAACCGTAAATGATAACAACAACGCAGATATCAGAGCCGGCAAACGACCGATCCTAATCTAAGGAGAAATAAGATGGCAACACTGACATGTGGAAACACTGCATTGCCAGAGCCGGTTGAACTAAGCACTTCGGATGAGATCATCTGGAGTGCGAATACCGAACGATCATCATCAGGAGATATGATTGGAGAAGCAATTGCAGAGAAAAAGACATTGGATATCAAGTGGGGAGTCCTCACAGAGTCCGAAGTTAAGAAGATAAAAAATAATCTTGTGAAAGGATTCTTTCCGATCACATTTAGAGACATGGGAACAACACATACCATCACTGTATACCGAGGAACTCTTACAAAAGAACATCTGGGGTATATCGGAGATGGTACTTATTATTATAAAAGTGCGAGCGTTCAGATCGTGCAGAAATAGGAGTTAGATATGAAATTAAAAGAGATTATTAAAAACCATGAAGGATTAGTAAAACAGTCAAGTAAAACTTATACAGCAAAATTAGGATATGCAGTTTCTAAAAATTTGAAGACATTTAGAAACTGCATAGAAGAATATGAAGAAAATCGCCTGAAGATCTGTGAAAGATATGCAGAAAAGGATGAAGAAGATAAGCCGATCGTGCATGAAAATCAGTATGAAATGACCGATGAAAACAAACAGATTGTAAATGAAGAAATAAAAGATCTTCAGGAAGTTGATACAGAAATTGATATTATGAAAGTTTCATTTTCTGAATTAGAACGCTGCGAGACTGTAGATCGTTATGATATTCCATCGGTGGCAGATATTGAAGATTTAATGTTTATGATTGAAGACTAGACGGAGGTGATGCTATATGTATCAGGCAAGTAAATATTTTGGTGATGCAATAGCAGGGCCGAACAGAAAATTTAATACAAGGCTTCTGGAGAATGAAAAAGTATTAGTAGAATCTGTAAAGAATTTTACAATAACGTCTGGTGCGGAAGAAATAACAATCGGGAGTGCGGTGGCAAGCTATGTTCAGGCAACGATCGAGAATAAAGGAATTGCATTGTCTGGAAAAGAAGTCAGCTTGGAGATCGGCGTGGAAGTCGATGAAGATATGGAATATATTCCGATGGGGTTATATACGATCCAGAATCCCAAGATTGAAAGCAACAAGGTTACGTTTACCGCATATGACAGATTAGCAAGCAGATGCAATGGGGCATATTATTCCAAATTAGGATATCCAGTTGATGCAGTAGATATATTGGCTGAAATCAGCACGATGACAGGCGTGGCGATTGATACATCTACATTACAGCGAGGAATCCAGATCAATCAAAGAGCGATCATTGAGGAAGGTGATTACAACGAAGAAACCGAGGAAAGCGAAGTGATCACAACATATGTAAATCCTTTTGATGGATATACATACAAAGAAACCATCGGATTTATCGCAGGATTATTCGGCAAATTTGCTATATGTGGAAGAACTGGAATGATCGAGTTTCGATGGTATCAGGGTATTGATTACGAGATTCCAAGCAATATATTTTATAACGATCTGCAAGAAACAGAAGAAAGTTTCAGTATCAAAAGACTGACATGTGATAACTCAGATCAGACACTTTCATCTGGATCAGGAGCTACCGGCATAAGTATGCAAAATCCGGTTATGACACAGAGTATATTAGACGGTGTTTACAATACTGTCCAAGGCTTAGTATTCACGCCTGCAGCATTAAGATTTATCGGAGATACGAGACTTGATATCGGAGATATTGTTACTGCTGTAAAAAATGATAGCATGAAATTTACAATACCGATCATATCCTTGATAACAAGTTATGACGGTGGATTGATGCAGACAATTGCAAGTTATGGGAATACCGCCGAGGAAGATGATTCTGACACAAAAGGTCCTATAACCGAAATGGCAGAACGAGTTGAGTACGAATTAGCCTTTGTAAAAAAACTCATGGTGGATAATCTGACAGCGACAAATGCAACGATCAAGAATCTGTCTGGAGATGTTTTGAAATTTAAAACAGGTGAATTTGAAAATCTTAAATCAGATGTAGCATTTTTCAAAGAAACAACAACAACGAATCTAAATGCTGCAAATGCTAAGATAGAGAACTTAGAAGCAAATACTGTAAAGACATCCGAACTAGAAGCAAAAGTTGGAACATTTGGATATTTGAAAGCTACCGATGCAAGTCTTACATATGCAACGATCACAAATCTAAAAGCTGAATCTGGTAAGATTGACGATCTACAATCCGATTACGCAACATTCAAAACTGCAACAGCAAATGACTTAAAAGCAGCTAATGCAAACATTCAAAACTTGACAGCGACAAAAGCGACAATCACGGATTTAAACGCTGCAACAGCAAAGATTAGCGTACTGGAAGGGAATTACGCTAATCTGAATACACTTGTAAATGGCAACTTAACATCTGCTAATATCCAATCACTTACATTAAATAGTAAGAACACAACGATTGAAAACGGCATGATCAAAAATGCAATGATTGAGAATCTGTCGTTTGATAAGATCACAGGTATGGACATTAATACAACAAATCTGACGGTACATAGTTCTGATGGTAAGTCAAAATGGAGTGACAATACAATCCAGGTATCTGATGCAAACCGTGTCAGGGTCCAGATCGGAAAAGATGCTTCAAACGATTACAGTATGTCTGTCTGGGATAAGAATGGGAATATGATCTGGGATGCTCTTGGAGCTACAGAGAAAACGATTCAGAGAAAGATTATTCGAGATGGCATCGTGGCAGATGATGCAAATATTTCTGGTTCGAAACTGGATATTAACAGTGTGATCAAGGAAGTGAATGGTTCTACGACGAAGTTGAAATCTTCTACGATCGTCATGAATGATAAGAACCAGACGTTAGATGTTGTATTTAATGAAATGGAGACAACAGTAGCAGATAATCTGAGCAGTGCTAAGCTGTATGCGGATGGTAAGTTATCCGATGCACAGAAGTATGCCTTAGAACAGGCAAACAGCGCGTTGAGCAGTGCTAAGAGCTATGCTGATAGTGCTGTGGATAATATAGAGGTTGGTGGTAGGAATTTATTAGTTCAAAAAAATATCACACAAGGCTATTTGTCTACAGATGGTAAAGGAAGTTTTATTAGTTCTGGCGGTGGAGATCAAACTAGTGATTGGATAGATGTTTCAGGAAATAAATATATAACAATTACTCTATATGAAGATTTTACAAACACAAATAATTCAGGAAGATATTGTGAGTATGATGCCGATAAAAATTGTATAAATACTGTTGATTATAATCCAAGACAAAAAAGCAGTATTATTATAGAACTGAAAACTACCACAAAATACATAAGAGTTACCGCGATAGAATGCAAAACGCGAAGATATAAGATTGAAACAGGAAACAAAGCCACGGATTGGACTCCAGCACCAGAAGATACACAATCTCAGATCGACAATATCACAGAGATCACAACATCTTACACGACCAGTATCAGTACGATGCAGGGACAGATATCAAGTCTGATTTCCGAAGATACAACGATCAAAGGAAACTATGATGCTTTGTTAAGTCGATATAACGCTACTGTAGCTACCGTGGACAGTATAAAAACTACGATTGGCGAACATACAACAATTCTAAACAATCAAAATGACTCGATTGCAGCTGTCACAACGAAAGCTAATACGATTGAATCCAATTTAGCAGGAACAACACAGACTATATCGGAAGTTAAGTCTGGTTTAACCGGAACACAGGAAAGAGTCACGAAAGTTGAAACAAGTCTGATAGGTTTAACTACAAGGGTGTCTAGTACAGAAACAAATCTTGCCAATCTGGAGATTGGGGGCAGGAATCTCTATACTGGAACCAAAGATTTTTCAGGCAGTGATTGGATTAATTTAAGTAATTGGACTAAAGATGGCATGGTAGATGACTATATCGTAATGAAACGTAGTGGTTCATGGGGTGTTCTTACACAGAACAAACAAGTAAAGGCTGGGGAAGTATATACATGCAGTATGTATTTTAAAACGGATACTCCTAATAACTGGAGTTTTGACGCCAATCTTGGTGGTACAGGGTTGTCTTATGAAGACTCTGGAACAAATGGATTTGGTGGAAAAGTTAATACTTGGTATAGAGTTTCAAAAACAATTAAAGTTAATAAAGATGGTTTGATGCATTTTGGTGTTGAAAGAAACGATATAGGTGGGACGATTTGGATTTATGGTATAAAACTTGAAAAAGGTAATAAAGCAACCGATTGGACGCCTGCTCCTGAAGATGTAGATCAGCAAATTACAGCTGCAGAAACAATAGCTAGTCAAACTGCTGATAAATTCAATTGGTTGGTTAAATCTGGTACAAATTCAACTGATTTTGAGTTAACTGATCGGACCGCTACGTTGGTAGCATCTGCTATTAATATGAATGGGTTAGTTACTTTTAATGGGTTAAATACAGATTTACAGAATACTATAAATAATAAAACAAATGTTTCGTATTTAAGTCTTAGGAGTGGCGGAAACAATCAAGCCTGTTGGAAAATAGCAACGATTAAAATTAGTGCTAATTATATAAACCAAGACATTATTATAGGAGTAAACCACAGAGATCATGGATATACAGAGTGTAGAATACAATTCAAGAATGCTGGTAATCTAGATCCAGGATTAGCTAGTTTTAGACAAATAGGGCGACCTTCAAAATGTTGGCGAATTATTAAAACTGCAAATAGTACATGGGAGTTATATTTATATAAAACTGACTCGTGGGACGGTGGGAATGTCGTTAAATACATCAATCCATATCACACTTCAGACAATGTATCTGTAACATGGTCTGGAGAAAACGCAGACTTGCCTAGCGGAACAACCACAACTGAACAAATGATTGCAGATCAAACAACTATTGATGGTGGAATTATTACAACTGGATATATCAGTGCTGATAGAATCGCAGCTAGTTCCATTACAGCAGACAAAATCGACGTTAATAGTATATTTGCCAAAGATATCACTGCAACAGGCACAATAACAGGTGCAAACCTGATAGGTGCGACTGGTACGTTTAGTGGACAGATTACTGCTACGATTGGCAGTATTGGTGGCTGGAATATTGGTGACACTTCACTGTTTACTGGAATCACAAAATCAAACGTAAGAATTTATGATGCTGTCAATGCCGACAATGCACAAAATATGTACAAAAAAGAGCAACATAGTTTAATTTTAGCCAATACGTATATAAATAGTTTTAATTCAAGTCTTAATTCTTTTGATAATTACTGGCATGCACAAGGTGTTACAATTAATGATGGAGAATTTCAAGTTGGAGAAACTCTTTATAATCCAAACTTAGTAAATTCAGATAAAGGTCAGGTTTACTACGATCGTGGATTAACAAGAGTGCTTGGTGGCTGTATAACCATGAGTCGAGATTGTTCAATCAATTCGGATTCTCGCTCCTTATTCGCTGACATTACATTAAATGGTGAGGAATTATACATATGCACAAATAGAAATATTCTGTTTTCACCATTTAGGACATCTATTTTTACTTCAGAAGATACTTCAAAATATAACGCCATAGAAACAATAGGTGATGCGATTATAGGTGGGAATATGGTACTTAGAGATCGAAGAGACGGAAGTCACAAAGTTGCTATATATCCTTATGATGGATGTATTGAAATGTATGGCGACGTTCCATATATAGATTTCCATTATGGCAGTAATACAACTGATTACACTTCAAGGATTATAGCTGCAAGTGGTTTGGATTGTTTAACCTTTACTGGCTCAATAGAATTAGGTGGTACTATTTATAATTCTCGTGGTGGTCATTATACATGGGTTGGGAAAACAGATGCCTATCTTGGTTGTGGTACCTATAATAACACAAACAATATTTATTATTATGCTGGATATCATGCGTTTTATGTGAATGGAGATTCTGGTTCTGGGATGATGTACATTGAGACAAGTGGTGTTAGCTCTCGAAAAGGTTTTAGAAATTCATCTGATGAAAGAATCAAGAAAGATTTTCGACATTTTGACGATGATTTCATTAAAAGTTATATGCAATTGGAACCGATTAAGTATAGATTCAAAGATGACACCGACATTTCCTATCACATAGGTTTCAAGGCACAGAATGTAAATAGTGTTTTGAATGATTATGGGAAATCTCACAACGAACAATTTGGAATATGTGCAACGCATCATATAGATCCAGAATATGCTGAAAAAACATATGGTGAAAAAAACATGACTGAAGTTTACACATTAGCATACGATGAATTAATCGGGGCTAATACATTCATGATCCAAAAAACAAGAAAAGATCTACTATACCAAGCCGGCAAAATTGATATACATGAAGCGATCATCAATGATCTACAATTCAAAATAGCAAAAATGGAAAAGAAAATAGAACAATTAACTAAGGCATTAGCTTAACTGCTAGTGTCTTTTATTTATAAGAAAGGAGCATAACTATGCTAGAAACAAGAAAAAGTACAACACTTACAGGAACAATTACAGTAAAGGATGGGGATGTAGATAAACAGGTGGTTTATTTATCCGCAAACGTAACAAGTGATGGAGCTGGTAACGATAATGTAAACCAGACAATCCAGGATCGGGATCTTTATAAAGCAAATAAAGTGCAGATCAGAAAAGACATTGCTGAGTTTACAAATAAGTTTTATGAGATCCAGGATGCAGAAGTGGGAGAATAATTTTCCATTGATACTATGATAACAATCTAAAAAGAGAAAAGGTAAAGCAAAAATGAAAAATTTTATAAAAATTCGAGCAAGACCCTAAGAGGTCTTATTTTTGTGTGTAAAATAATAATTTTCTAACCAAAGAAAGGAAAGTGAGGGAAATGAAGAAAATGACAAACAATGTAATTGACACATATAACGCAGTGACCGGATCGATCGTTGCCGTACTGAGTTACATTTTAGGCGAACACTGGATTCTTTTTGTGGCTTATCTGGCACTGAATGTAGCGGATCAGTTTACTGGTTGGATGGGCGCGAAGATGGAAGGAAAAGTAAGTTCACGAATTGGCTGGAGAGGTGTCATGAAAAAGTTAGGATACTGGATTATGATAATGGTAGCATTCGGATCATCAGCAGTTTTCATTGAGATTGGAAAAGTAATTGGCGTAGATCTGGGGATTACAACATTACTTGGATGGTTTGTATTGGCGTCATTGCTGATCAATGAGATTCGATCTATCGTGGAAAATTTTGTGGAAGCAGGATATAACGTACCCAAAGCATTAACAAAAGGATTAGAAGTAGCAGACAAAGTAGTAAATAAAGATCAGGAGGAAGAATA